TTGATGTGGTCTGTGTGTGAGATCATGAATGAGTGGTATGACGACGATCCTCAATCAAAGATCGTTCGTCTAACATTGTTTGACGAGATTGTTAATACTGTTGCGATAGCGCAAAATGTCGTTTACCTCAAGGGAGCTGGAAATCCTTCTGGAGAGCCAATAACATCGATTTTGAATTCAATTGCGAATTTGATTCAGTTGGCATATAGCTTCTATGAGTTGGCGGCGTTGACGGCGCAGCAGTGTGACGATCTTGAAGTCACGTTCATGGAATTTGACCAAGAGGTCGTTTCGACGTTGTTTGGTGATGACAACGTCTGTAGCGTTTCTAACAAAGCTGCAATGTGGTATCATCCTCATGAGGTTGCGAAGTCATTCGCAAGATGCGGGCGTAAGTATACGTCAGCCCGCAAAGATGGTAAGTTGGATTTTTCCCATCTACATGAGATTTCTTTCCTCAAGCGTACGATTGCTGTGGACCATGCTGCACTTGGATCGTATTACGTCTCTCTATTGAAAGAAGACGTCATTCGAAATATGGTGTGTTGGGTTCGCAATAAAGATGATCCGATTGGCGCGCTTGTGGTTAATGTTAATATGGCTCTGATGGAATGGTCACATTTTGGTAAGGAACGTTTTCTTGAAGAACGAAAGCGTATTACTGACCAGTTTTATCCAATTGGAGCACAGTTCCATACTTGGGAATATTGCCAAGCTTTTCTGATCAATGCCTACACTGGTTCGCGTTTGAGAGATCCTGATTGGTCAACAGTGCCAGTCAACGTTTGGGCTCAAGGTGTTGAGACGACGCAAGTTGTTGCTTCTGCTGGTGTTCAAATGCAACCACCACAAGATCAGCATTCGCTTAATACCAATGCGATGCCTGATACTGTTTGGGATCTTCAACATGCTGTTGATCGTTTTGCTTACAATTCGACGTGGACAATGACAACAGCAATGGCTGCTGGTACTGGGATTGCACAAATAGCGTTGTTTTCCTTTCCGGCCAGCGGTATTCCACCGGCTGTCAATTCGACTTTGTCGAGCATGCCTTTTAGCAACTATTTGTATGCTCGTGCCGATTGTCGTGTACGTGTTGACGTTGTTGGGTCTAAGTACCATGTGGGTACCTTGATGGCAGCGTTTTCACTCAACCTTCCAACGGTTGTTCCGGCAAATTGTGACATGCTTACTGGATCTTCGCATGCCTTGATTGACGTTTCTGGTGCGTCATCTACAACCATTGATTTCCCGTTTTGGAGCACCTTTGCAGCTGTTAATACAGATGCTCCATGGGGGTTCTTTGGGTTGTATGCTTACCAGCAATTGACTACTGCTCTCGGCGCCGATAATTC